TAGCTTTCATACGTCTAAGTATACCTACCTGTACTTTATCAGAAGTACTAATGGCTCCTCCTCCTACATTAATCTTCTCATTAATAGACTTAACTAATGACTCCATATCCATTCCACTAAACTCAGTGGGGTCTTCAACTAGGCTGGCGGCTGAATAATCATCTGCAAGTGCTCCACCAGAGTCTGCTTTAAGCTTACGGTAATCAGTAAGAGTCCGACCTAAATCTTTAGTAGCTTCTTCAAGTGTTATTGTAGAAGACTTCATTAAATCTTGTGAGTCTTTAATCAATACTTTTTGTTTATCAATTCTAGACTTTACAAGGTCTAGGTCTTGTTTAAATGAATCGGTTGGCTCTCCACTATCTCTTGCCTCTTTTAGGCTTAGTTCAAGCTCTTTTTTCTTATCAGCTAAAGTTTTAAACTTATTACGTCTTAACCCTAATTCAGCCGTGCTAAGTTTTAATGACCTAGCTGACTCTTGTTTAGTATTCAGCAATTTTGTATGCTTATTAATAATTGTAGATGCTGCTAAAGAGTCGTCTCCCGATAGTTGACCTCTAAACTTAATCTGTCTATTGATGTAATTCTTTACAGTATCATTATCATTAGCAACTTCTACAAGTTCTCTAAGAAACCCAGTAAGCTCTCCCTCTTCAGTAACATCTCCTAGTTTATATACTCTAGGTTTTCCTGCTTCATCAAAGTCCATATTTTTCATACTATCTCTTATGATATTTACTTTACCTTGTTTACCAATAGACTCACTCTCAGCCATATCTCTAAACTTGCCGCCTATCTCTCTAGCAGAAATCTTACCTGCTTTAAAATCAGCTAACTGTTTAGGTGTAGCACCTACTGAGTTTGATATTCTTTTAATCTCATTTACTACCTTAGCATTAAGATTTTCAACAGCGTCTAATGCTTCTTTACGCTTCCAGGGGTCCTTAATAGCTTTCTCTATAGTCTTTTTCATGAGAGCAGGGTCATTAAGCATATCACTACTGATAGGAACATCAAGGTCACCTAGTAGCTTCATACCACCAGCTAATGACTGTAGCTGTTCTTTATTATAACTATTTATAACCTCATTGCCACCTGGAAATAAAAGACCACCTACTAAAGTAGAAGCTAGGTTTACAGCTAAGTTAACCGGGTATCTACCCCAATCAAATGACTCTTCAGCCGCAGACTCTATAGTTGTCTCTACACTGGCTAATGTCATATCAGCCGCTAGTGCACCTGCCTTAGTTTTAGCTACGGCTCCTATAGTACCACCAAGTAAGGCTGGTACAGCTGTGTTACCTATAAATTCGGCTTGCTGTATGTCTATGTCTCTACTACCATCTTTATTATACTGAGCTGTATAAGCCTGCATATAATCTTTATCGTCTTCCCAACCTTGTATACGCTCTCTTATTATATCATCACTACTATCTGCTACGCCTGCTATTTTACGCACACCTAGGCCTGTTTTACCTACAAATGAGGCAATACCTGTCTGTAAATCTTCACCTATAGATGAAGTTACCCTAGCTACACTACTGTAGTTAGCCCCAGCCATTTCAGCTACTTGCGCATCAGTATAGTCGGGGTACATACTCTTATAGTACCTAGCTACATAGCCCTTAGTCTGAGAAGCGTTATCTGCATCTTTGTAGATTTCTTCCCAAGACATACCTGCTGCTTTTCTGTCTAAGGCTGTAGAAATCTTAGCCCAATCCGCATCACTGTCTGTAATAGTTGGTGATACAAACTCTTTTACCTTATCTATTCCACTATCCCAAGCACTGGTAGGTGGTGTACCTCTAGTGCCTTTTATTTGTTCTTGTTCCATCTTATTCTCCTTTCAAGTAGGCTGGTTTTTCACGTGCAGGCGCTGAGGTCGTACCTGTCCCTGTAACTCCTGAGATGGCATTACCTGTTGTAAAGCCTTCACTTGTTATACGCTCTCTATAGTTAATCTGGCCTTTAGATAGGCGTCTATTCTCATAAGCAGTAGCAGGTAACTTATATTTAATGTTAGGTTTACTTACATCTCGTTCAATAGTTTTAATGTTACTATCTCTAAATGTTTGCATAGCAGTTGCCATTGCTCGTGGGTCTCCGCCCTCTACACCTGCAATAATAATTCTTAATCTGTTATACTCATCTTCTGTAACAGAGGCACCTGATGTTTGTTTAACAAAGTCCACAACTAACTTACCGATTAAAGTGTTGGCTTCAATACTAGCTAATAGTCGGTCTTTATCAATCTTTCCCTTTTTACTAGAACCCTTATTCCATACAGTTTCTATAAAGCCTAAGTTTCTAGATGCTTCTTCAACTACGATAGGTGCAAATACACCTGATACAATATCATGCTGTAGCTCTTCTAGTCTACCTAAGATATCATTTACACCATCAACCATTTCAACCTTATCGTTGATTTCATCACGCTCTTTGCTTAGTGAGGTGCTTGCTTCTGTATTTGTTAACTGCATATTAACTAGCCCTTGCTTACTAGAAGCGTCAATAGGCTCTGTGGACTCCCATGCTTGATTAACTGTGGCCATATCAGATGATAACTTTAATGACTTTCTAGCTTGCTTACGCTCCTCAGAGTCTTTCATTAAGCTTATACCTTCATTAGCTCTAATTTCTAGCATTTCAGCAGTCTCAGGCGTTAGTCCAGGCTGCATAAGTTGGTTAGTTTGGTTCTCCACAGATTTAACAACTTCACCAGGGGTAGCCCCTCTGTAATAGCCCCTATCAGTAACCATCTCACTGTTAGCTTTAACCATATCTTTAAGCTCAGTAGGTATGTTAAGTTCTGCCATCTCCATCATGGTCATTGCTTCTTGAGGGTCATCACCATTCCATAACTTCTTCTCTAGTGAAGCTTCTTTGTGCCATACAGGCGTTTCTCTTAAGCCCATTTTATCTTGGTATATCTTTTGGCCTTTCTCCATGGCTTTAGTTGCTTTAGCATCTACACCTTTAACATCAGTAGCAGGTAGACCCTTAGTTACACCCATAGCTGTAATTGCACCAGTTAAGTCTACCACTTCTCCATTAGCTTGGCTCCAGCCTATCAGACCAATCTTGGTCATTTCTTTAAGCCCTTCTACAGTCATAGCTAGTTCTTCTTCTTCGTAGCCTTCACCTAAGGTCTTAGCGGCATATGATGTAAGAGAGTTCATTTGCTTTTCATCATTATAGTTAAACGATGATATAGGACCTTTGATAAGCTGTGACATAACAGGGTCACTACCAATAACTTGATTAAAAGCATCATAAGAGTCGGTAGCGCTTCCTCCATTAGCTAGGTCTCTATACATATTACCTACAACTTGGCTAGTAGTAGTCTTAGCTTGGAAATCATCTTGGTTCTGCTTTAGTTGTATGTTCTCATTAGCTACCTTAGTTATCTCGTCTTGCTGATTAGGCACTGTAGCACCTACTTGTGCTCCTACTTGTCTAGTCTGTGCCTTGTATTGATTAGCTCTATTCTTTTTATCAGAAGGGTTCATATACTTGTTGTATACATCTTGCTTCATTTGAGCCTCACTTTGAGCGACTCCTGCATTAATCCTAGATGTACCAGCGTTCATTCTAGCTGTTTCTAGTTGAGACATTTTAAGGTCTCTGCCAATTTGCTGGTCTTTAGCGTATGCAGGTGATTGCTTGTATGCAAGGTCTACCTTAGCTCCATCTAGTCTCATTTGGTTCAACTCGTTAGTTGTCTCATTATGCTTAGCGGTTGCCTGACTTTCTTTTTCTCGGTTGTAAGCATGTATGCCTGCACCGAATGCTGCTCCTAGTCCCATTATTGTGGTCCTCCTTGATTAGTACCTGTTGGTATCTGTAGTTGTTGAGAGCTTGGCCCGTTCTGAGGGTTACCATTTGAACCACCCATTGCTCCGCCCATAATTGCTTGCATATTACCACCTGCCATTGCTAGTGAGGGGTCTAGTTGACCTTGACTAACCATGAGTGATGTTTGCTTAAATATGTCACTTAATACATTTGAATACTTAGCTCCATAGTTTCTAAGACTTAATGATGATGCCATCATAAAACCAGCCGGGTTCATCTGTAGTAACGCTTGACCCATTGGACCATTAACTACAGTCTCTAGCATCAGTTGGTCTTTCTCAGCCGTGTTGTCTTGTGCTATACTCTCTACCTTAACATCTACATCTGCATAAGACAGTGTTGATGAGGGGTCACCTAGTGGCGCAAGTGCAATAGCTCCTGTCTCTTTGTTGATAACGTAGTCACCACTACCTGGGTCTATAACTGGTTCCATTACTGGTTGAGTTACTAGTTGTCCCATTTCATCTACTTCTGGTTGACCTGTTTGCTGATTAATTACCGGCTCTTGTACAGGCTCATTAATCTTAAAGTATCTATCACCTACAAAGTGGTCAGTAGTTCTAATAACTTGCTCTGCTGATACATACTGCTTGGCTAGGTGAACTCCTTGTAGACCAATTCTTTTCATCATTATTTCAACTTTACCAGTTATGTATGATAGCATACCAGCTGAGTGATTAGCTTGTATCTGAACCTTACGACCTGAGTCTGATGCGAATGCATTACCTAGGAAAGAGTCATTAACCCCTAACACTAATTGAATACGTTGTAGAGCTTTATCAATAGCTGTATACTGATTAAGTATATCTCTTGACATATCCTCTAGTTTAATACCTGAAAGGTCCTCAACTTCTACAACAGCATTTACTCTGTTAAAGGCTTCTTTGAACTTATCTATGCTCTCAACTGCGCCCTCTTCTACAAATGCTTTTGATGTATTAATCAATAGTTGTATTTGTATCAAGGCTTGGTTGATAGCTTTCTGACTCTCTACAACCTCTCTAAATGGTCCATAGAACTCATCAATATCTAGCTGGTCATTAACCTTAACTGCTATGTAAGGGTTCTTAGCATCTTTAAACGTAATCTCTTTACGAGTTAAGATAATCTCATCATGCCATTGAACTGAGTAGTACTTACCATTTCTATCTCTAATTATAGAGTGTACTACGAGATACTTCTCATGTGCTTTGTAGATACCACTATAACCAAATGAATTCTCAGTATAGTTCTTATCTGCTTCAACTCTATCAGTAAAGTTTCTACCTTCTGTTGCTTTATCAAGTTTAGTCTTACCATACAATTGTATGAAGTTGTCTTGACTAATCCATTTAAATCTATGGAAAAATCTAGCATCTGAATGGTCGTCTAGTTTAGACATAGGGTCAAGTGCACACTGATAAGATGGAGCATAGTTTATTTTAATATCATGTATATCTCTACCATAATCATCTTGTGCACCTGTCTTAATTACATCCATGTAGGCTATCATCAAACCTGACGTTAGCCCATCAAGTATAAACTTACGCTTAACTGACTCAAAATCATTGTTATCTAATGTATAACCTACATAGTCATTTAACGCTGTAGCTACATCAATAGCTTCATTGTTTCTAGACTTAATCTCTGGTCTATTCTGAACCTTGCCAAGGTAGCCCATCAAGGCACGAGTCATCATCAATACGATGTTGAACGTCTCTACAGGTTGCCCTCTACTGTTCAGAACAGCTATCTGCTCGTGAGTGTAGTGACGGTTGGTTAACATGTCCCTACATTCTTGAGCTTCCTTTTGGGAGTTCTCAAAAGTATCCATTGAATACTTAAGAGTCTCTTGAAGGTATCTAGGGTCGTTACTATATGCTTTCATTAATTCTCCTTACCATTTGTCTATGGAGACGCCCGTGCCACCATCGCCACTAAACATATTTGACTTACCAAGCATAGCTCCTGCAAATGAACCCCAACCTGCTGAGTCTTTACCAGCGGCATTAGCTTGTTGTTGGTAAGCCGCGCCTACTCCGTCATTCTGAGCTTGCCCAGAGTTAAATGATAACCATGCATTTTGTCTTCTCTGTGATTGACCTGCTGCTAAGTTACCCGTAGCTCCATACATCGCATTGTCTACTTGAGCATTAAACATAGACGCTTTATTCTCTGCACCTGCATTAGCTAAGCTAACACCAGTTTGTGTTTGAGCATTGAACTGAGACATAGCTGATTGTCTTTGCGCATTGCCTACATTGACTCCAGTAGCCATTTGGCTATTAGCTAATTCACCTTGTAACATGCCGCCTGCGAACCCGGCTTGAAGTTGCTCACTTCTACCTCTGATGTTCTCACCGATACCATACATACTATTTAATGTATTAGTGCCTTGTGCTTGTAGTTGATTAGCTTGCCCATAGGAGTCTACATCAATCTTACGTGATTGCTTAGCAAAGTCCATGCTCATTCTATCAGCCATTTCTACATTGATACCACTTCTATTTATACCAGCTGTAGCAAGTCTTTGGTCCATGTCTTTCATGATGGTATCTCTATCTAAAGACAGTTGCTCTCTACCACTTGCAGATAATCTAGCTTGAGATACTTGCATAATACCATCAGCTACGTTATCCATGATAGGACCATAGCGTCTAGAGAAAGTATCCATTGCTTCTGTGTTATTACCAATGGCTTTTTGGAACTTCTCTATGAAAGAGTCCATGTTAGCTAGTACTGCTTTAGCATCTTCTGCTTTACCTTGGTAGGCAGTAGCATTAGTTACGCCTGCATGAGTATTCATTTTCTTGTACTCGCCTAGGGCCGCGTCGAAGAATCTGTCTGACCATTCAGCTTCCCTCTCTAAGTTACCTTTTGAGTACTCATACTTTTCTTTTTCAAAAGCTAAGTTTTTTGCATTTGCTTTTGCTTGTTTATTTGAAGATGATATTGAACCAACTGCTCCAATAACTGCTCCACCTATTGCGACTATACCCATTTAATCCTCCTTATCTATTTGTGCCATTCTTTGCAAACATTCTTCTTCAGTTTCCAAAGTTAGCGTCTTTATTATATTCATAAAAGTACAATCTGTTACACACATACCAAACTTCTGAGAGCCTGGTCCAGTTTCAAACACCATAGGTGCATGTATTAATGCATACTCACCAGCTGGGTTATCTGTAACTAGCATTGACCCACTAGCTAACACATTAACATTCCACTCTTTATGTACTTCTCCTACAATCACTTGACCAGCTTGAACTTGGATAGTTCTAGCCATCATGCCGCTGTTAGGAAGCATAGTATTAATTGTAGGTAAATCATCTTTACCAAATGTGTTAAGCTCTTTTTTCATAAACTCTATCATCTGGTCCATTGGCTTTAAGCCTATTAAGCCTTTCATCATTTTGTAGTCTTTCTTGGTGTAATACTATACTCAATACTAGTGATTAGACCAGCTCCTATAGCTTCAAACGAAATTGATTTACCTTTGTTCTTACCTTTTGGTATATGTAAATTCAATTCTTTATCAAGTGCGAGTTCTATCTCTTCCCTTATAACCTCTCTATCATCAATACTGACAATAAACAAGCCTACAAAGTACCCTGACATTCTAGCTCTATCCCACTCTTTAACAAGTGCTGGAGCACCCTCACTGATGTTACCTGATTTATAGTTGAGTATACGCTCACCTTTACCAAGTGTATCAAATAGAACCTCGCCCTTAGAATGATGTAGCTTACCTTGTACATATCCTAGGCCTTTTACGTTGTCTGCTGACAAGAAACTGAACGCTGGTTTAGCGTCAATGTCATACTTCATCATAACCCTAGCAGGGTCTTTTGAGCCTTCCATGAAGTTAGTACACAAAGCATAGTAGCTTCTGCTAGTAGTCATACTATCTATTACTTCCCATTTACGAGAACCTAATAGATTGTAGCTTAGCTCTACAACTTGTCTACCATCTGTGAAGCATAGGCCATCTTCACTAAAGAACAGAACACCATTTGATACAGCTTGAATACTTCTTGTATCTTGTGTTCCTTTACTATTAGTAATTGTAGACATACTAAAACTAGTTGGCAGGTCACCAGATAGAAGTTTAATTCTACCTTTCATGAATATAACCAAACCAAACACAGCTGAGGCTATGCCCGTTATTTTTCTATCTACTACTACAAATGATTTGACTCTGTCCCAGTGGTCTGCATTACCAGGTTGTGACCAATAGATAGTATCTCCCACATAACCAAAGAGTCTACCTTTATGCTCTGTCAAGCCTTCTAGACCAGCTGGTGGCGCATCTACAAAGTTATACTTTCCTATTTGACCAACTGATATAGTTACATCATCACGCTTATCTATGTATTCATTTGTAGGGTCTACATTCTCTACCATGAAATATTCTGACAGGTTACCTCCTGCTCTATATAATCTAAGCTCCTTTGTATGAACTACCTTACTCAAGTCTACTTTGATGTGACCTTTGTATACACTAACTGGGTTGCTCTCAGTAGTCATAATGCTGCCTGCTGAGCCACCAGCCGCTAACTGGGCTACATTGTAGTTATATGTACCAGTTAAGGTTCTTATATCAAACACAGCTGGTAGACTAGGCGAATGAGCTTGTATAACATTCCACTTGTGTAAAGTAGCTAGTGTTCCTGCTCTATGTGATATAGCTCTAACCAATGTGTTATGGAACGTGAAACCTTTAAAGTCTGCATTGGTTGGTATATCTGCACCTTTGATATCTGACTCTATAACTTGGTTAGATAGTCTACTGTATGTAACTATTCCTTTATGGATAGGGAATACTTGAAAGTCGCTATCCACAAATACAGAACCAGATGAACCGCCTAACCCTCTAATCTTCTCTACAGATACTTTTGAATTACCAGTTAACTCTACAGTTAATGCAGGTAGTTGTATCTTACGAATACTAGCTGAGTGTTTATCATTTAGCAGTGCATAGATTGTATCACCTTTAATTGTATAAACACTATCCTCTGCTTTAGCATAAGGAAACTTAAGCATATTTCTAATGGTTAATCTAGTGCCATCAAAGATAACCACTCTACCTTCTGATGGTGAGAACATATACAGCTTGCTATCCCATTCGATGGTAGTACCTTTGAAGAACTCATCACTAATAACTAAAGTAGTAGTTAATATATTCGTGCCATCAGCCAACCAGATACTTACTTCTGAACCTATGCGAACTAAGATGTACAGCTTATCGGCATAACTAAAGCTTGAAGCTATAGCTGTGATATCATCTGGAGGACTTGCATGAGCTACAGAGATACCTAATGTAGCCTTTGCCCATGTGTCTTTATCAGTTAATTGGTATGAGGCTGGCACATCTATTCTAGCCTCTACCGTAGTTAGCTTAACTGAATAAGGAACTGAATAGGCTTTACCTAATACAAGAGATAATCTGTGTGAAGAGAAGTTAGCTATCTTTGTAGAGGATACAAAGTTATAAGCTGTGTGTATCTCAACTAGTCCGTCTACAAAGTTACCACTACCTACAAATACAAACTTATCTGTATAGCCACCGTGCTCATCTAGTGCTTCTCTATATACTTTAACAGTTGAAGGCAGAGTAAATGTAACAGTAGCTTTACCTGTGTTATCTCTTATATCGCCTATATAAACAGAGTCTTTATCATCTACAAGTCTATATCTGATTTGAGCCGCATTGATAAGCCCGCCAGTTGATTGAGTAGTAAGAACTGCCTTAGCTCCAGCTATATCATCAATGGTTAATACATGAGCAGAGATAGTTCCACCTGTCTTAGGTACGCCTACGTTGTCCCATGTGAACTCGCCATTAGCATCAAGAGCACCATCTGTAATCTGACAAGCAGGTCCTCCATCACTATAAGCTAACTTACCTTGAAACTCTGCATAGCTTCTCCATGTATCAGATGATACAATCTTGAAATCTTGAGGGTCTGATTGTGGTACTTCAAACTCATAGAAACATCGTTTAGCTTCTCCCACATCAACTGGTAGCATAGCTGACTTCATGCCAAACTTCTCTATGTCTGCATCAAGTATAACAGTAGATTGAGTGGGGTCTAGGTAGTGTTTATCCACACCTATAACTACACCTGAGTCAAATCTATTAATAACTGGCATTGGTTTCTCCTTTCGTTATTTCATGTAAGCTTATAGTAACATCATCACTTTTAGCGTCGATGCTATTTAATCTTACGTTGTGGTTCTCATTGAAGTGGTAATCCTTGTAAGGAACTGTTTTAGCTTCTCTTAGTATCTGTAATGTAAATGCGCGTGCTTCAGGCGTCATATCGCCTCTGTAAGATATCTGTAATGGCGGCTTAGTTATCACAAACCCAGCTCTATCGTTTTGGCTATCTAACACAGGTGACTCAAATGCACAGCCGTGCAAGAGTACAATAAATGTTAGTACCGATAAATTCATACCCTTGCTTGGTTTCATTATTTAGCCTTTGTTAATTTCTCAAAGAAGAACAAACCTGGGGCTGCTTCTGTGTTACCTGTGATACCTCTGTATTTAACAAGTATCATCTTTGTCTGTGGGTCGTCTCTAACATAGAAGTCCATATCTGCTTCCCAATCATTGAAGTGAGGAACTGTTTTCATTGCAGCCACCAGTTGCACTATCGTTGGAGTAGCTGTATAAGCCGCAACAACAGTAGGTCTTGCTAGTTCCATCATATCATACCACTCAGTACCAATCTTAGCCGCAATAGTTTGACCTGCAGGTAGGATAAATTTAATATCTGCATTAACTCGTTGCTCAATAATAAGCACTTCATTAGCTGCGGCAATTACACCTATGCTTGACTTAGGTACACCTGCTCTTTTGAATACTACATGACTAGCTGTTGCCGCCTTAGCATCTAGAGTTAATTGAGCTTCTCCACTCCTATCACCTATTACTAAGTTGTCTTTAGCTACTACAGAACCATCTTTTTGTAAAGATGTTCCTATCTTGCTCTTTTCTGCTTTTGTCATTACTGGCATTTTATTTCCTTTATTTATATGTCCAATGAGCTGTTCCATCAGTCCATGGCTTACCTGTTTCATCTACCCAATCATTGTTAACTGGCGTAACTACAATGTGATTAGTCACTCCATATGTTTGGTTATCAGCTTCTACACCAGCCGCACTCTTTAACTCTTCTGTAGGGTCTTGGTCATTGTAAGACCAGGTAACTACTTGCCCGTGAGCAAACGGTACCGTCATAATAAGAGCCATCTTACTAGGGTCACTATGGTCAAACTCTACACTCTTAGGGTGAATAGGAGCGGCTCCATCAATAATGATGTTTATCGCATTTTGTATCTGCCCACTAGCTACCATAGCTTGGTCCCACTTAACTACAATCCCATCACGTTTAGCATCTAGTATATCAGATGAATTAACCTTAGGTACGGTTGGAGTAGGAGGAGTACCTCCACCACCATCAGGACCTTGCATTAAATTTAAACCTAAATTCATGTCTTATCCTATTGAAGCTGTTCCACTAAATGTAATAGTCTTAACACCACTTAGTGAGTATCTACCACCTGCAATTACTGTTGTTGAAGTAGTTGCTCCATCTTCCATCTTAGTTGTTACTGTACCCTTAGCTGTAAACTCTACAACTACATCTTCATTTTGAACTGTGTATGGTGAAGTAACGTCACCTCTACCTAGTGGCATTGCTGGTATTCTATTAATCATTGTATCTCCTTAAGATATTCGTTGTATATATGCCAACTTAATATATGGCGGCATGTTCTTTCCAACTACTGTGTTAGTAGCACCTGTTGCTTCACCAGTATTTATACCGGCTGCACTTTTATCTGTTCTATCAACTTTAGACTTCTCTGTATGCAAACCCTTAGTACCACCTGTCCTGGTCTCGCTAGACTTCTCTGTTTCACCTGAGTGATGGTGAGAAGCTGAGTTATCACTAGTTCTACCTACAGTAGCATCTGAGCTAGTTCCTTTTAGGATATAAGATTGGTTAGCTGTTGATGCTACGTAACCATCTAGCACTCTATTAGACTTACTAAGATTAGCATGTGTACCAGCTTTACCGGTAGTAAAGTGATGATGCTTCTTACTCTCATTTTCAGTTGTAAATGTATGCGTATGGTTCTTCATAGAGTGTGTATGGGTATGCATAGCATGGTCATGGTCCATACCATGGTCATGTTCAGTCATAGCATGTGTATGTGGAGGTATAACCATATCAGCATTACCACCTACCACTTTAACATCTGCATCAACTTTAGCGCCATAAATAAATCTATCGGTTAAATCTAGCGTAGTTCCTTTACCGTCACATAAAGCCCAATGAGCAGGTATAGCAGTTACTAAACCGCTCCATATAATAATACCTCCTATCGGTACTAATGCGCCTGCAGGTGCCGCAGCTCCTGCTGCTCCTGTATCGCCTTTAGGCCCTTGTGCACCTGCCTTACCTTGAGTACCTTGAGGTCCTGCTACGCCTGCATCACCCTTAGGCCCTTGTATCTCGCCAGCATCAGTCCACATAGTAGGAGTAGCTCCATCAGATACCCAGCCGTGCCCCGTGTCTTTAGCTATCCACATATCGCCAGCTACAGAACCAGTAATTAGTTTAATAGTAGCTTCATCAGCTTTAGAACCTTTTACAGTAATACCAGTACCATTCTTACCTGCATCTCCTTTATCACCTTTAGTACCTTGAATACCTTGTGTACCATTAGCTCCAGCAACTCCAATAGGTCCCTGGGGTCCTTCAGCACCCTTAGGCCCAACAGGTCCCTTGGGTCCAGCTATTCCTTGGTCTCCCTTATCGCCCTTAGGACCTAGTGGCCCTTTATCACCCTTAGGACCAGCTGGCCCCACAGGTCCAGGCGTCCCAGGTGAAACTACTCCAGTAGGTACACAAAGCAAGCATTCGCCATGTATCCAAAACTTAATAAGTTTTTCGTCAGCGGTAGTTAGTGTACCACTGCCTGGAGGAGTTACTGGCATTATGCAATCTTCATTATGTACATCAATGTGTAGAATGGAGGTTGGTTATCACCAGCTTTCTCAGCAGACCCACTTATCATAGAAGAAGACGCAATGGTTATCTTATGATGGTGGTCACCTTTATCACTTGAATTAACATGAGTTGAATGTACATGGATAGGACCATTTAAGTCTTGTTGCCCTCCTTTAGTAGTACCTACGTTATGTGCCTTAGGGTCTGCAGGTGGTACAGGTTGTAGTACATCCCACTTAGCTCCTGTTCCCTCTCTTAATGAACCTATAACAATGTCAGGCGTGTAGTTGCCATTAGCTGTGTGTTTTTCGGTGGATACAAAGTGCGTATGACTCTTCACATGTAAATTCTGAACGTCTGCTTTATGTGAATGTGTTACGCTATGATGGTGCTCACCAGCCGTATTAGTAGTGCCCTTATGTCCATGGTCCATAGCGTGTGTATGCGCAGGCATAGTAGAGTCCTCAGAACCACCTTTAATATTGATATGGTTAGGGTTAGAAGTACCTTTGATAAACATGCCGTTTAAATCAGGCGTAACACCTTTACCATCACACAAAGCCCAATCAGATGGTATAGTACTTACATTGCCGCTAAAAGCCACAATAGAACCTACAGGTACACCACTAACTCCTTGTATCATACTATGTAGTTGCTTAACTGTGTTAGCTCCTGCTACAGCATAAGGACTTGATGAGCCATTAAAGTTATTAATGATGTCTTGTGAACCTAAAGCTACTTCCCAAGCACCCCAGGCAGTACCATCAAATGTTCTGTCAGATATTCTTTTAGTTCCCTGTGAGTAAGCTGTTTGAATAGCTAAACCACTTGTAGGTCCTTTAAAGTTAGCAATCATAGTATTAGAGCTATCTGGTGCATTAGCTATTGCGGTACCTACCCAGTTACCTTGCTCAGTTAAAGCATCAGCATCAGTGGCTGACCCTCTATACATAAATGCATCTTTAGCATCGATACCACCAAGAGCTTCTGAGTTGTCTACGCTACCATTGTCGTTCTTATCATAAGTAGCTTTAGCCATGTCACCTGCACCGATTGCTACAATTTTATTATCCACATACAGCTTAGTTGCTGGCTGATAATCTTTAGTAGGTGTAAATGGTGAAGTCTGGTCTAAACCTAAAACATTGTCTCTCTTAGCATAGTTGTTAGCTATCCCTGATACTGCCGCTGCAATCTGAGCTGTAACTTGGCTCTGTGGAGTAGCGTGATGAGGCTGAGTAGCAGCGGCAACGCTAAATACTTGAGTAGGTGAACCAGCTAGTAATGCAAACTTCTTGTTAGCATTAGCTATAGTCATTCTTAAATCAAGTTCAGTTTGTACATCGCTTGTTTGAGCACCTAGTTCATCAGCAGCCGGTATAATACCAGCATTAACTTTATGATAATCAACCGGGCCTGTACCACCTGTGATTAAATCTCTTACTTGAGAAACCGTTCCCCAGCCCCAAGCAAAGTCTTCACTGACTGCGAGTTCTTTATGTATATGTACCATCTAATCTCCTATAGTGGGTATTTAGCAAGTATTTGGTCAATGATTGACTTCACACTTGTTGTATTATCGTAAGGCACAGAGTCAGCGTTAATCAATGTAAGAGTAACTGCTTGTCCATTTCTAATCTGCATTACTGAGCCAAAGCCCCAAAGTAAATCTTCAACTCCACCGAGTTGCTTCATAAACTTTAAGTCTTTAACCTTAATCTGCTTGTTAAGTATGCTAACACAATTTGATGTGCTAGTAGTCGCGGTTGTTGGACCCGTTGGTGTCGGTGTAGCTGTTGCCATTTCTTTCTCCTGATAATTTATTAAACCCTCTATAGGTTGTTTCTTTTACGCCTCTGATTTGAGAGGTGAAACTCTTAGCTGATATCTTATGTGCTTTCTTTACTTCAGCATCATACTTCTTAATCTCTGCTTCACCTAGCTGGTAGTTACCCTCGTCATTATCATCTTGACGAGCCATACCTACAACATAGTGAATAAGAGCCTTTTCCCATACATCATCTAAAACTAATGCACCATTATAAAATTCAACTATAGGAGGTAAAGCTACATAGAACACAGTGACGTAATACTCAGGGAAGAGTACATCAGTTGTTAGCCCATATATTCCTTGAGAATATATATTGTTCATATGGTCAAAGAAACCATAGTGCTCGTCTCCAGCTTTGAAACCTACATCGCAAAGAACACCTAGGTCTTGGTTATCACTAACGCTATGAACTACCATTCTTAGGTCTAGACTAGAACCCACAATAGAGCCGAAGTCTGTATTGCCATGACAATCAACTGACTCTGTGAGTAATGTAGTAACTCCTAGAGGGCTATCAATAACAATAGCAGGGTCATTACTAGTAACAGCCACACCGTTAGGTGGAACCACTTCAATAGTTGATGATGTAGATACTGTACCTACGATGAAACCCTCAAACAACTCTAAGTCTGCATGCTCTGGGTATAACTCGATTAAGCTTCTATTTAAGTTTGATTTGATAGCAAATCTATGTGGTGGGTTCTTGATGTTCTCAAGGTCCTCTCTTGAATATATAGGAAGTTGAACTCCCATATACTCTAATCTCTCTACATCATAACAATCCTTAGGTAGAGGATATAGTACTTGGTCATTAGCTAGCGGTATATATGTAATTCTACGGTGTATAGACGTAGTTTTACAGATGTCTTTTTGAGCATCATTAACTAGCTGTACAAGTCTATCATCAGGCCAACCAGTCTTATCTCTGTCACCTAGTCTGTAACGAGCTGCATCTACAATCGTTTTAACTAACATTTATACTCCTTTAATAAATATAATAAAGCCCACCTTAGTGGACTCTATATACTTACACTGTAAGACTTGGAAGGTCTACGTAAATACCATTGTTTGTAGAACATGAGATAAACTCAGCTACAACTCTAAATGAACCTTTAGTTACATCTGCCGAGAATACAGCAGAGATACCATCAGCTTTACCGAAGTAAGCGTCTTTAAGAGTACCTACAACAGCTCCAACCTTAGTCAAATCAGCATCAGCTAAGATAGTCTTAGATGTTCCACCGATTGTTTTAAGAGTTGCTTTAGCTCCTGTGTCAAATGCTTCATCAACTACAACATAAAACACTGTTGCGATACTATCAGCTGGGATAGTATATACTTGGTAAGCATCACCTTTTTTAGCGTACTCATCTGCTTGCCCGAGTCTGTCACCGTTGACAGAAACCTTAGCAGGGTAAGTAGCTACACCAACCTCAGATACACGTCTGAGGTTGTTTTCAAATTGTGAAGATAGGTTAATTGTATTTGCCATATCTTACTCCTTATGTTTTTTAATTTTTAATATAGTAGCCATTTAGTCGGCTACCACTTTTAATGTAATTTCTTACACTAGTTCTAGAAGTATTTAAGAATTCTGCAGCCTTAGTGACTGACTTAAACTCTTTTAATACTTCCCCCTCTAGATTTAATAAACGTACACTAGCCTTTCTACCACTCTTATAAGGAGCTATTCCGCCTGTATGAAGCTCTCTTGACCACTGAAAGTTGCCCGAAGATTTCTTGTTGAAACCTACAGAAACCCCAGTCTCATCAAGAGCTTGGAGCTTATCTCTATAAGTAGCTATATAGTCTCCCTCTAGGCTGTATTGATGTACAGCACCTAAGGGAGATACCCAAGGTTTAACCTCATCATTATGTGACCATATAAATTCTCCACTACGTGCCTCTCTACACGAGGCTGCAGTAATAGCAGATTTAGTAGAGTGGTTAGCTAATGCAGCTATTCTACAGGTTTTATAGCTCTCTATAAACTTACCATCTAAGGTAAATTTATTAACTGGTCTATCCCAATTCCCATTGATAACTATTGCTAGCTTCTCTTGGTCTCTACGCTTGGCTCTGTTATCTTCAAAGGATAATACTTGCATATTATCAAAGTGGTAAGCTAAAAGGTCTAAGTCTGATATTCTATCTATAGTAGGTACCAGGTTTTTATCACCTGTTTCTAAATAGATAGAGAACAACTCATCAAATGGTTGCTCATCTAGCCAGAGTATAAACTCCTCCTTAGAGAAGCTTAACTCTTGACCATGTATATTACGTTGTCTACCGGTTATCCCATAAAACAGACGTTTTATCATATCAGACTTAGTCCGCATTATGGATTAACTCCGAAAAAAGTATCAACAGCTACAATTCCGTATTGGAACCCAGCAACTTTAGCTTCAGTATAATCTGTGTTCTCTGCTTTCAAGATTGTTGATTGAACGTTTGTCCACATCTCAATTGCTGAACCACTTGTAATATCATAATCATCAGATGATTTGTATTTGTAATCAGGCTGTCTACCGAATGCTTGTTGTAATGCACCTGCACCAAGAACAAGTGCTCTAGAAGCAACTTTCTTACCTTTTGTATCAAAACCAGTCTCACCACTAAAGATACCATCTTCATTGATTTGTCTAAGTCCTGCAACTTCAACAGCTGTCTTACCTAGTGCTCTAGATACTGACTCACCTTGGAAATCATCACCTTCAACAATAATGAATGAACGGAATGTACCCATGTAACCACGGATTAATCTGTTATCATTACCTCTAACATCACCTTGTGAAAGGATAGCTTGAAGTTTAGTATCAAGTGCCATGTCTTCAGCTTGTTTAGCATCAATTACAAGTAAGTACTTTCTCATTCCACCTGCGAATTCAAATGGATCAAGTCTACGTCTTTTCCCACCTTCAGTATAACCTTTAGATGTTTTGATGATAGTTTCAAGTTTAACTAAGAAATCATAACCGAATGTATCAGTTGCAGTCAATGCACCAATAGTTGCTCTACCATTAGGTCTAACAATATGAGTAAGTTTCTCGTTGTTCAATCTACCTTGTGCAGCATCAAATAGCCATTGGTCAGATTGTCTTACATACCAGTCAGCTAGTAAACCTCTTGAATTCTCATGTTGAGATAGTGGTTGATTACCGATATCAATAGCATCAAACTCATCACCATTATCAAGACCATGTCTAATACGACGTACTCTGATTTTGTCTGAGAATTGTTTCTTCTGCTCTTCGTTACCACGTAAACGTTCTTTATCTAGCTTTGCAGCTCCAGTTGCGTTACCACCGAATTGAAATACGACCTCGTGTCCCATTCCCTTTGATGCGTCTGTTGTTACGAATACAATTGCGTCTTTAGATGCACCCTTAAATCCTGCCCACCATGATGTAGCGGCTTTTTGAACTAGCCCCTCCAACATCCATTGACGTCTCTTTAAGATTGAACCGTAAGTCACAACTGATGTTTGGTTAGCTTGTGCTCCCATGTTATGCCCTTTGTTTAATTAGAATATAGCATCAGCATAATTTTGTGCTAATGCTTCATTGGACCCATCATCAGATGGAGCCGTTTGACCTCCAACGTCACCTAGATTTGGCTGGTCTAGGGTTTCTACGTTGTGAGTCTCTGTAGGGCTGTACATAATCGTAGCAGCCTGCCCGAGGAAGTCTTGTGGAGCTATCTTACCTTGTGCGAATTCATTAAGAAGTCGTGGAGGTAAATCTAACTCTAACATTTCAAGAGTAATCTGTGTTGTAGGGTTGTCTACATTAAACTGTGCAATTTCACCTTCAACTGTTCTCTGTCCTGCTTCGTCAGCAGCCTGTTGCGATGCTGTATTGAACGCCTCATCATATGGATTGGCTCTAGCTGCTGCAAGTGTTTGCTTGATGTATTCATCAGGGTCTGAGTATTTTAAGCTCTCATCTACTGCTGGTACGTGTTGCACAGTTGGTATAATTTCTTTTACCTTCTGTAATTCAAGCTCGTTCTTGTCTGCTCTAGCTTTCTCCCTACTCGTGGCTGCTTGTGACCCTCTACGACGTTTCTCGTTATCCAGCAGCGCCAACTGCATAGGGTCAAGGTCGTCGCCTTTAATGTCATAAGAACCGCTTTCGTTTCTGACTAAGTGTTCTGTAAAGAATGCTTTAGCGTCAAATGCTGTAGGGCCATCAATTGAGTGGTCCGTAGCTGTGACTCGTGAAGCTTCTTCTTGTGCTGTTTTTTCGTATTCCATGTTAAATTCCTTTGTATGGAGGGTTTTTAAGCATTAACTGCTTAGGGTAGGCGGCTTGACAAACAGGGAAGAGTTACCGCCTACCTTAAGCAGTTTATTAAAGAGATTAATCTCATACTCAAATATATCATATTATAACATAATTAATATTAGGAGTCCCTGAATTATCTCTATATAATGATAGATATGATATAATAGATATAAATCAAGATACAAAGGTATACGATATGACCAAAGAAGAGCGAGAGCTAAAAGCAAAAGGCTTGTTAGCATTAGGCGGAACTCCTAAAGAGGTAGCAGAGACCTCTGGAGTAGCTTACCAGAAAGTACTATCCATAAAGAAGTCTATGATAAAAGAGAAGAGCAATGCTCAGATAGCAGAGGCTAGAGCCATATCTCCTGAGGTACTAGACATCGTTATAGAGAAAGCCAAAACAGAAGCACCTACAAAAGTAGTTAGAGAGCTAGAAGCCGTACAAGAAGGCTTGACGGGACTACAAGTACTAGACACAGAATTCCACACTACATTCTCACTTATATTAGGTAAGGCTGAGGAGTTTCTAGCCCGTGATGATTTAAAACCTAGCGAATGGGTATCTATTACAAACGCACTCAGTGGTGCATATAACAACATATTCAATAATTCAGGCGTTAATGTTCATGTAGACCAGAGCACCAATATCAATAGCAATAAGCTGAGTATGTTTAAAAATTCAATGAGGGGCTGAGTATGACTAAGAAAAAAGATTATTGGTACCTAAATATTAATAGAGAGCAGTTCGATGAGATATATAGAGGTACTACAGTATTAAAAGATAAGGTATTATTTGAGAAGCCTCCTGTATCAGATGAAGACATGATACTAAACTATCTACCGTCTAAGCTGTGGAGACTGAACAACCTATATACAATTAGGGATAAGTTCGGTACTCCTATCGGATTTAATCTACATCGTGCGCAGCATATAGTTTATGCTGAGTCACTACGCCATGCTAGGCTAATAGTTCTTAAGTCGAGACAGCAAGGTATAAGTACACTGTGGCTCATTAGCTACTTTGATGATGCCGTCTTTATAGATAATAGTAACGTTGGTCTAATGGCACAAGATGCAGATGCTGCTACCGACCTATTAGAACGTGTTACTTACGCATGGGAGGATATGGACGAAGCTATTAAAAGCTTCCTAGGAGTAATTAGAATAGTAAATAACTCAAAGGTTACTACGTTTAGCAATGGTTCAAAGATATATGTGCGTACTTCTTTCCGTTCTGGTACATTGACACGACTACATATATCTGAGTTAGGTAAGATATCCAATAAGACACCTGAAAGAGCTAAAGAGACCAACTCAGGTACTCTACAAGCTATTAAGGCTGGTAACACAGTTATAATTGAGTCTACTGCTGAGGGGCGCGACAACCTGTTTGCACAGAAGTGGAGAACCGCTGAGACACATATAGGCCCTCGCTCAGAGATGCACTTCAAAGACGTCTTCCTGTCATGGGTTGATGATACTGACTGTACACTTACTGTACCTGTTAGAGCTAAGGAGGAAGATATAAGCTATGTTGAACTAGTTGAGCGAGATTTAAACATAGTGTTGACTGATGAGCAGAAGTGGTGGTGCTACGCAAAGAGGGAAGAACTAGGTGACGATTTTGATAAAGAATATCCCTACAATCCTGAGTCTGCGTTCTCACAAGCACGTGATGGTGCCTACTACGGTAAACTACTGAAAGAGCTACGCGATGAAGGCCGTATACGCGAGGGCATATTTGAACCTGAGTTAAAAGTTGTGGTCTCATTCGACCTGGGTATTAACGATACGTTCGAGATGCTGTTCTGGCAAGATGATGTAGGCGCGTCGGGCCGTCGACAAGTTCGACTCATCGACCACTACCACAATACAGGCGAGTCGCTAGCCCACTACGTTGCTGTACTGCGAGACAGAAACTACAGATATGAGAAGTTTGTGCTACCTCATGATGCTAAGAAGCGTGAGCTAGGGTCAGCTAAATCTATATCAGGACAACTAAAAGACCTGGGAATGACCAAGCAGAAGATATTGCCCCGCGATGATATCCTACCTGGTATCCAAGCAGTTAGAGAAATGATGCCATTGTTATGGATTGACCCAGTTAAGTGTTCGTATGTGGTGGAGGCTTTTGAGAACTACACTAAAGAATGGGACTCTAACCGCGGACAGTGGAAGAATGCTCCCAGGCACGACGAGTGGTCTAACCCTATGGACGCTACCCGTTACTACGCTATGTTTAAGCTAAAGGGTTTTAAACCTAAGAAGAAAACCAAGGCAGTAACTAATGTTGTTGATGGTATGGCTTTATAAATGAAAGGAAGATTATGTGGGCAATGATAAAAAAGCTAGATAAAAGAGAAATGAAGAGAGGTGAGCGTACTTGTATGTCTCAGTTCTACCTATATGAGTGCAGTTGTGGAGAGACCAAGGAAACTACGGGGGCAGACATACGTAGTGGTAAGAGCAAGATGTGCAGAGCGTGCAGTAGCAAGGTTAATAACACACAAAGATTAGAAATGAGTGATACAGGTCTCTACACATCGTTCAGAGCTATGAAGAGCCGCGCTGACTCTACGGAGGGTCACTACAAAGATATAGGTATGTGTTCAGAGTGGAGGGACTTTGACACGTTTAGAAAGTGGGCCTTGAAGCATGGCTGGGAAGAGGGGCTAACCATAGATAGGCGAGACAATCTAGGTGATTATGAGCCTGATAACTGTAGGTGGTTAACCAGAGGTGATAATGCTACTAGGGCTAACTATGCAGCACCTAAGGGTAAAATACCATACATCTGTGTATGTGAAGATAACTACAAACCAAAGAATGGTCCTATTAAATACAGGGTTAGGATTAAAGGGCATAAGGTAAGTGGTAAGTTTGATACTCCTAAAGAAGCTGCGATTGCTTATAACAATTATGTGATTAAACATAAGCTTGCCGACCGACCGCTTAACGAGATTTGGTAGACTTTATAAAGCCCGCGGGCACATAAGAGAACTGAGGTTGTTGATATTATAATAATTAATATAATACTGCGAAATTAGGTGTCTGAACGGTATATGACTAATAGATATAATTTATAAAGTAGGATTGGACCCTTGACCCTTCGTGGCATATATCAAATAGATAGATTAAGAAATATTTAAGATAGATTTAATCAAGATTTAAGATAGATTATGCTATTCGCGCACGTGTTTCTATTAATATATAGATGAGATATGATATCAATCTATTTAATATTAGATTAAGATTAATGTGGTATAATAGATATAGATTAAGAGCAAGCCAAATCATCTTGAATGAATGATAACCGCTTTATCTTATCTTAAGATTAATGTGGTATAATAGA